CAATCCTAAAAGATGCTAGATCAAATGGTTTTGAAGGACTAAGTACAGTTGCACAAAACATCCTGAACGGTAAATACTACAAACCAACCCAAGATGAGGTCGGACAGTGGTAGATATGGTTCAAATAAAAACTATCGATGAACTTGAAGCACTCTATTACGGATATAACCGTAATCTCCTCCGTAAAGCCGACGCACCAGTAACAACATCCACAACTGGCGTTTTTAACGCTATTTATGGAGCTTACGCATGGGCGCAATTGAATTTGGAGGCGAATGCCTTCGGTATATTGCCAAAATACCCATGGGATAAATCTGGATGGAGGGTCATTACAGCTAAGCCAACTCTGAACACCATCAGTGGTAACACTGCATTAGGTGGAACATCAGAAGGTGGTACCATCGCAGAGACAGTAAAACCAACACTTCAAGAAATTGATGTACGTCCAAAAACTGCTCAGTTGCCTTTCAGTGCATCTGAAGTTATGGAATGGTTGGCAACACACTCTAAAGATGACATTTGGGGAGGACTTGGTTCTCTCAGATTGTATATGGCTGTACAACACAAAGAATTCCTAAATAGAATGCTTTTAGCAGACGTTGAATCCGAAGCAGCAGGATCATCAGGTAACAACACTGGTACCACCAACTTTGAATCACTAGATAGAATTGTATCAAGTGGTGCAGAGGAGACAGCATTAGGTGGCTCACACACAAGCTATTACGATCCATGGGCAGCAAACGCAACCATTGATAGAGATAGTGGTACAGACTTTGACTGTACAGTTGAGAGTGCATCAGGCACAATTGGTACAAATGGCGTTTTGACCGATGATACCTTAAGAACTTTCCTTAGAAAGATTCGTATCGCAGCAGGTAAAGATCCTAATGTATTTTTGGGATCTCACGAAGTATATTCCGAAATCCAAGGCTTATACATGCCTTCAGTCCGTATTCCAAACCCATACGGTGAAGCATTAGTACAAGTTGACGTAAATGGAATTCAAACCTTCCGAGGCACAGGTGTCGGAATTCACGTAGATTCAATCTATGGAATCCCATTCATTCCAAGTAAGGATGCTCCATCAAACTCTGGTGACTCATCAGAAATTGGTAGACTATTCGCATTTGACACAAGTGACAGTGAGGGCTACGGATATCCAAGAATCGGAATTCAAATCGCAATTCCTACTGAGTATTACGAAGCTACAAGACGTTCACCAGCTTATCCATTTGTTAATAACGCATTCGTTGAGAAAGGCGTTTTCAGAACAATGGGTGAAACTGTTTGTCGTCACTTCAAGAGTCAAGGTAAGATTAGAGATATTAAACTTTAGGCAACTAAAGTGGGGATCTTGTAATCTATAAAACCCCTTTTTTTTTAAACATTTAAATAAGGCTGACTGCATCACATTTTATGGAATTTTATAGTGATAAAAAAACATGGGATTTACACTATAAAGATTGGAATAATATTATATCTAATATAAAAGATGACACAGAGTATAATAGATATAGGAGAAAAATAATCCAAAATCTTATTAACATATACGAAAGTAACAAATAAGCAATCTTTATATAAGAATAGATAACATATTTTGTAATGGCAATTACAATCAGTACATCCGATTGGACAGCAGCTAATGTTAGAAAGACATTATCTTTCAACGCAGCATTAGTTTCAAAATTGCGAATATATAGTATCAAAGTTACCTTCGGTAGTGGTGATAACTATGTAACAGGAGGAGTGTCGGCTGACCTCAAAGAGAACAGAATTTCCACACTCGTTGCTGTAATACCAACATATTCAACTTGTTTACAGGAAGTAAGATATGACAAAGACAACGAGAAAATCCAACTATATAACGTAGGTGGAGGAGCAGAAGCCAAATTTGTTGAAGTAACAAATACCAGCTCAACTTGTGCATCTAAAATATTCGAGTTTCTAGTCATAGGCTACTAGAGTCCAAAAAGTCTTCTTTTTTTTCTTTTTTTTCACAAAGTTTATATATAATACTTAATCACTGATTGTATGGTCGAATTAAACCACAATGTTATATCATTTAATGCTGATACAACTATAAAAGGTAGTCATGGTGTAGTAGTAGCTGTCTTTTGTAGTAAAAAAGGTTCAAGTGGAGCAAAATGTGTCCTTAAAAATGGTGGTGCTAGTGGAACAACAGAATTCACTATTTTTGGTGAAATAGAGGGTAATTACCAAGATATTAATAGAAGATTTGAAGATGGTATTTACGCAGATATAACAGGTTCAGCAGAATGGACAGTTGTGTTTAAGTAAATTTAAATACAAAGTTAAATTACTATTATTATGGCTACAACTTACTGTACAGTTGAGGATGTATCTGATTTTCTCAGGGTTCCCATTAATTCTAATACTACTCCTAATAAAGCACAGGTTGAAAAAATCATCAACCGAAAAGAATCAGAAATAGAGAGAAGAATAGGTCATGCATGGAGATCAAAAAAAGTTACAAGAGAAGTTCATGATTTACCTTTACTATATACATTTGGTTGGGGTACTCCATTGTTTTTACAACATAGAAACATTTATGAATTAGATTCAAGTTCTGGTGATAAAATAGAGATTTGGCAAGGAGCATCATCATCTTGGGAAAATATTCTAGGTAATAATCAATGGTATGATATAGAATATGAGTATGGTAGATTATACTTGAGAGGTTTTATATTTTCAATTTTAAGAAAAAACAGATGCAGAGTTACATACAGATATGGTGGAGAAAACTTTGCTGGTGATACAGAAATACCAGATGATATCAAAGATGCAGTAATTAAAATGACAGCAGTTGATATATTAACAACTAGTCTAAGAATGGATAGATTACCTGTAGGTGGTAATACATTAAGCTGGTCTGAAATGATATCTGCTTGGAAGGAAGACATTGAACATTGTATTATAAATCGCAGAGAAGTATTTGTGATACCATAAATGTTTGGATTTATTAAAAATGCTATAAAAAAAGTAGCAGACCAAATAACAGAGGTATTTAATGATATTGTAGAAGGTGACAGAGATGGAAACGAGATAGAAGTTGAAGCAGAATCAGAGGAAGAAATAAAAGAATGGCTTGAGGAAATTGGAGCTGAAGAAGATCCAGATGTAGATGATGGAAATCAGTTTTTCACTCATAGATGTAGATATGAATACCAAATAGCAAATCACTATCATGGAGGAGGAGGAAATAGATCATGTACAATATGTATAGAATTTGATAAAGCATATTCATACGGTAGTTATGTTGAAATAACTTATGATAAATTTGAAAATGGAGAAACACTATGGGCTGGAGATGGAGATGAACATTTATTGAATTCATGGTTCTCACAAATGGACGATACACAGAAAGAATATGTTTTAAGTAGTGCAGAAAATAGAGAAGATATTAAAGTAGACACTCACAGGTCTATAGCTCCTTATATGATAGATGATGAGACTGGTGATGGTGAATGTAAATGCTGGTTAAAATTTATCTCTCATAGAATAGACGGAATAACAGAATGGGAAGGTAAATAATATATACTAAGAAGAATGTAATAATTTATGTCTCTAACATATGATGCAGTTGAAGACCTTAAAGTACTTTTGAAGGATAATTGGACATATGGTCAATTACCTGTTATTGAAGTAGTATGGAAGGTAAAATCTGTAGGATTTGTGGATGATAGGAGAGACAAGATAGTGATAATACCAAAGAATGAGAAGATTGATTATTTCAGTTTATATGGAACTGATTTTTTACATACGTTACCTATATCAGTAGAAGTTAGGTCATATGGAGAACAGGATAAGACATCAGAGGTTGTTAATGAAGTTTTAAGGATTTTGAAGGCTAATTTGAGAAGAACAGGATTTGTTGACCTACAGGTCATAAGGTCTGTGTCTGCAAATGATGAATATAGGAATATGTTCAGACATGTAGTTGTATGCCAATATAGGCAACATTATAACTTGGCATGAGCAAAATCTTTATATCTAAACACAGTAAGGGTTTATTATGGCAATAACTACTGGCTCGTATGGTACGCTAAAATATGCTTGGGAAGAGACTTATGCTAATCTTTATAGCAGTGGTAACCAACAAACACCAAATAAGAAATTTGGTATTCAAGACAAAGTTTCATCATGGACTATAGGAAATAATAGAATTGACCTAGCAGAACTAAATCAGACAGAACTAGCTAACTATGCATACGGAACACAGACTGGTAGCCTAAGTGTTGATTTTGTATTAGCTAACCCATGGATATTAAGAGCATTTTATGGAGAACCATCGGTTGTAACAGGTTCACCAAATGTATGGACTTGGCAAAAATCAGGAACAAAGACAAAAGATGTATCAACATTTACTACTGAAATAGGAATAGACATTCCATCAACATCAAATGATATTAGGAGAACATTAAAAGGATGTATGATGAGATCGCTTACAATTAACGCATCAATTGGTGGAACAGTTGACTGTTCTGCTGACATTGCATATGCAGAGGAAGATGCTCCATCTACAAGTGGAGTAGCAGTTGCAACTGAACCAACAGTTGAATTCCCATATACATTTGCACACGCAACTATCAAACAAAATAACGTGACATTAGGAAAGGTACAAGACTTGAGCATTACATTTGCACAAAACTCTGACTTCTTATACGGATTAGGTTCACACCAAGCAGTTGACAGTTTCAGACGTGTATTCGATATTACTGGTTCATTCAAAATCTCATTACAAGATAAGACTAACTTAGAAGTTGTTCTAGACCAAATAGCAAAAGGAACAGCAGGTACATATGCAGAAACATTAGATTCATCAGCACCATATTTAGAAATTAAATTCCTAAAGGATGCAAACGAAGAGATAAAACTAACATTAACAGGAATATCTCTAACAGACCTAGGTATATCTGGATTAGAACCAGTAGAACCTATATTTGAGGATGTTACATGGAGAGCAAAATCATGTATATGCACAGCCGAGAATAACCAAACAACAGAAGAGTAAACACTTATATTGGTGAATAAAAAACATTTTCTGTGGTATTAAAATCATTTACTATAAAATATGAAGGTAAAGATGAAATAATAGAATATGAAGACGACTTAACTTTTGGTGAGATGGAGTCAATAATTAATTCATCAATTGATCTTACAGATGTAACAAAACCCAAAGTTAATTTACCAGAATATAGAACAAAAGTACTATTAAGTACAATAAAAAAGGCTCCGTTTAAAACAGGAGATGTTGTCGCATTAAGAAATTTAAAATCTAGTGTTGTCAATCAGGTGCTTGGAGGGGTACTCAAAGACTACCCTTTATCGAAGTATTTGGAGCAGTGGATGGTAAGCTTCGTAGGAAACGAGGATTTCGAGATACAGCAGAGTTCTACTACTTCTTCGCCAAAGAGTTCGGCTGGGCGAAAGAAACGGTAGACAGACAATCTGCTCAATATTTAGCTAGTTTAATCAAGGTTCATAAACATGTTCAGGCTCTTAATGAAAGAGAAACACGCTTGACAGGTATGCGTAATCCTCGAAAACTTTAATACTATAATCGTTTGGTGTATTATATATGGCTAGAAATTATAAAGTAAAGATGGAGTTGGAAGTTGATTCCAAATCCATGAATAAATTGAAACAACTGTTCAAAGATATGGACATGAAATGGAATAGAGATACTCTAAAGGAAGCAAAAACAATGTCTGACCAGATGAGGGAGTTGAATAAAACATTAGCAAAGTTAAGAGTAGACTTATCTAAGATTAAAAGCTTTGGAGGTAGTAGTAAGGGTGATGAGAAAAACCTAGAAGACCTATTAAAAGAAGTTAAAACATTGAATGATAATACAATGAAAAATCACAATCAGATTATTACAAAATACTTCAAAATATGGACTGATGCCAAAGGTGGAATGAAACAAGGTAAGGATTTAAGTGAAGAGGGAAAGACAACAAGACAATACAGTAGAGAACGTATTGCACAAATAGATGCAGATTCACAATATCAAAAAACACTATGGCATACGCAAGTACAACAAGAACATGCGAAACTTATTAGACTGGATGATCAATTAAAAAATCAGAGAATGCTTAATAGATCATTCTTGTCTACATTAGGTAGTGGTGGAAGTTTTTTTCAAGGTATAAAACAAGTTCTAAAAACAACTGATACGTTTTCTAAATATGATGATATGTTAAAATTAATGCATATAGACCCATCAATAAAAGCAAAGATTGAACAAGCAAGAATGAGTCATGATCCAGTGGCTCAAGCAACTGCTAGTAGTCTTGCAGCCAATGAAGGTGTCAATTTATCAAATGCCATGGCAGCACAAAACACAATACTTGGTAAAATATTAAAAAAAATAGATAGGATTACACCAGATGCATCTACTCCTAGGGGAATGGCAATGGCTGGTTTAGGAATAGCTGGTGTCGCATTACTAACAAAAGCATTTAGAAAGGCATTAGATTCATCACCAATGCTAAAACAAATGGCTAAACTTTTAGACTTTGGTGTTATGTTAGTGTTGAGACCTATAGGTGACTTCTTTGGTTTCTTATTTAGACCTATACTTATATTATTACTAAGAAAGTTCATTATACCATTCTATCAGGAATATATGCCATTAATGAGAAAATTAGGTGGAGATATAGGTAACTTTTTAACCAAAGTAATTGACATTGCAACTAGCTTTGAAGGAATGACAGCAGCAGGTGCTGCCGTCGCTGCTGGAATATTTGCATATTTTAAAAAGAAAGGTGGTAAGATACAAATATTTAGTAAGAATGCTGTAGCAAATTTGGCAAAAATGGCTAGACCGAGTTTATGGAGTAGGATTTCTAATGCCTTAACAATGAAAGCTCCAAAAGCTAGTTATTGGAGAAGAGTATCTAATGCGTTAAGAATTAAAGGTTCTATTCCTAAACTACCAAAATTACAATTACAGATTCCAAAATCATTGCAACCTTTAATAAAAATAATTCAAGAGACACAAGATGCATTATCAAAAACTAAGATACCACCAACATCTGATGATGTAGTAAAAACTCCTTTAAAGGAACTAGATAGACCACCAAGAGGTAGCAAATTTACAGTGCCAGTAAGTGCTTTAAGTAAAGCAGCAACAATACTTAACTTATGGGATTTAGCTTCAGGTAAGATGGGATATGATATTTTCAATGCAGCAAACGCACCAGAAATGACTGAATTTAACAAACAAATGCATGGACAAGCATCTGAGATTTATCCATGGATGTCAGGAACAAAAGACCCATTAGTTGACAGATGGGGGGATATTGGAGGTATACCATCAACAGGTCAAATACTTTCAGGTGATTGGGGAATGGGTACACCTCCTCCATCTAGTACACCAAATCATCAAATAATAATTCAAGCAGATACAATTACAACTGAGGCAATAGATAACGTAACAGATAAAATGGTAAACGGTAAGAGGACGTTTAGTAGCCTTGGTTAGTGTAAGACTTGCATTATTAGAAACGCAAGAACAAGATGCTGCCACAACTAACGAGCAACATACGTTTGTTATGAGAAACTTCACAAACCTCAACATAGATTTGAGAACACCTATATCGCCTATGCCATTACCAGAAGAAAGTGATACGGAAAATATTCTTGTCAAGGTTGAAGGAAACACCACTGCTATATCATACAGTTTTGTAATTAAGCCTGAATCTGCAAGTTCTCCAACCACATATAGTCAAGGTGCTTCTGATGTCGTCGCTAATGCAAATTATACTGTGAGAGATCAAATAGATTTTTTAAAACAAGATATGCAAGGAAAAAGTATAGATGACCATTACAAATTACAGATAAAATACAGTGAAGATGGAGATGATGATTTAACATTTTACGGATTTGTTAATAATATATCAATAGTTATAGATTCCAGCGCTCCAGCTACAGCAGTTTGTACAATTAGTTTCCTTGTAGGAGATACAATAACCTCTTTGGATGAAGATATTCCAAGTGAACCATCATTCTCTATTGGCACTGTTAGTGGAACAACCATACCATTAACCATTAGTTTACCAGTAGATAAAGGTGGTTCAAATAACATTGTTAATTACTATATACAATACTCTAACTACATAGGAGGAAGAGGCTCAAGAAGTCCATGGAAAAAGTATAATTCGACTGATTCTTCAATATCTGGTAATGTGAGTTTCAATCTAGGTTCTTCAGATGGTATAATTGCTGATAAAACATACAGTGTAAGAGTTGCAGCAAAAGGTTCTGATTATCTCAAGGGTGAATGGTCTGATTGGCAAAATGCTGGAAGTGCAACAACATGAGTAATGTAAAATTAATGGTTACCAAAAAAAACTCATCTGGTACAGTAACATCAATAAAACCAGCACAGGTTATCAAGGCAAGAATAAAAAGAGAGGGAGTGAGAGCAGTTGATAGTGGAACTGTTATAGTTCCATCTAAATATGATATAGAACAAGGTGATGAAGTTGCATATATACAAGATGTATGTAATACACAATATCTAAAAGGTATTTGGAATTTTCAAATGAGTGGAAGAGATGAATCAGGTTATAAATTATGGGATAATGAAAGTGCAAGTAGATATTTTTTCAAACAATTCCAAGGAGAGTTTGAGAATGAAGGTAATTCAACAACTTTTAATTGGCACTCAAATTATTCAAGTTCAGCAACGAAAGATAGAAAATTTGCTGAATGCTGGGTGTTAAAATTAGATGGAACTACTGGTACGGCTGCAGATGGGTCAACATCAAGTGTTAGTTCAAAGATTAGGATAGCAAATAAAGTATACCCACAACAAAGTGGTTCAAATATAGTAAATTTAAGAGACCATTTTGATATTTATATTTGGTTAAGAAGATATGATGGTACTGAATCAGGTACAAAGAAATGTCTATTTAGTAAGAGAGATGGAACTACTGGTTTAGAAATATTTTATGTTCTTCCTACAATAACAGATGATGGGCATATAGAAGTACAGGCAACAACAGCTAGTACAACAACAGATATTAATTATTCTAATCCAACTAGTGATCCTGTTCATACAGGATTGGGTGCTTCAATGGATTGGACACTTGTAAGAGTAAAGAGAGATTCTTCTGATAACATACAGATTTTTGTTGATGGTATTAAAGTAAAACAACAGAGTTATGCAGCCAGTTTAGATAATACAGGAAATATTACAATAGGAGCTGATTATAACGGAAGTAATAATGCAATATGTTATATGGGTCAATGTAGGGTATATGCAGGTGGAACATTAGAACGTGACAGTGAAAAAGTAAGAACATCAAAACCACAACCTATGACAATGAAATTAAACGGTGTGTGTGTAAGGAAGAAAGAGAAAACAAATAAGAAAGAAATAGTGATAAATGGTACGTCAAAGATAATGATGCAGATGAAAGTCACTGAAAAACAGAGAGAATCTAACGGTGATTTAGAAGAGGGTATATGGTATCAGTCAGCACAAACTTGGGAAGAATCAACAAGAACAGGTAATAAGAATGTATTAACAAGCACATCTGCATATGGTGTCGTAAACGATTTAATAAGAAGTGCAGATCCAGAGTTTAGAACATACATTGACGGTGATTTATCAAGTGGTGATGGTACTAGTGGTGATGTCACCAATATAGTTGATCCTGAAGGGTCAGATAAAAAGAGTAAGACAATATCAAAATTTGTCGCTAATGGTCAACTAGTTAATCTTATCAAATTATGTAATTTAATAGAAGACCAAGATACTAGATTTTTTGCATTTCCTACAAAAGTACTAGCTTTAGAAAAAGCAAAACAACACCTAGTTATGTTTACTAATTACATACATGGTATTAATGGTGTAAGAATAATGGAAGATTTAGCAGATGAAATGAAACAAATAAATAACGTTATAGCAGTTGGAACTACGTTCGCATATAGAGTTAAAGAGACTAAATCAAGCCCTTTTGGAACATCTGAAGCTTTAACATATACTCCTATTGGTTCTGTTACTGTGACAAAAGATGGTACTGTATTAGAACAGATAACAGAATATGACTCTAGTGGAAATGCAAGTTCCCCTTCGTCAACTCAGTTTTATGTTAATATGGAGTCAAAAACCATAATTATGGGAACTTCTCCATCATCATCACTTGTAATTGAATATGAATACGAAGAACTGTCTAACACACAGAAATATTCAAGAACTGCATCTATAACAGAAAGTGGTTTAAGAACTTTAACAGTAATAGCACCACAGTTTAAAAGTAGAAAGAATCTTTATTCTTTAGCAAAGAGTGTTGGAGATAATCTTTATAATGTTAAAAAAGGATATAGAGTAGAATTCGGTACACTTATTAATCATGTAAGAGAAAATATGGGTGTATTTTTAGGTAGTGGTATAAGAGGTTTTAATCATACAACAAGAATTATAAAAGATCCACAGGGAACAACTGTATCTAAATCAGGTTATCATAGTGATAGGCTTGAAGTAATGGGTATTGAATGGTTTTATCCAGAAAATAGAACTGTTTTACGAGTGGGAGAATATGCTTTAGATGTCAAGGACTTGGAGCAATTATTTGGTCAAGAGGTATCAGGTTTAAAAAGCAGTGTTACGAAGACACTCACATAGGAAAAAATCTTTATATACTCCAATCAGGAATGAGATATATGATAACTCTAACAGAATCGGATACACCAGTATCAACTTGGATTAACCCAGATTTGAACATTTGTATTGTTAAAGAGAACACCGAGACTGGTAAGAAGACATGGTATCACACTCATAATATTGTAACAAATGATGGCGATTTATATTACGCACAACAAGCTGTAGAGACAACACCAACAAGCGACTTTGGTGGTTCTAATGGTAGAATGGAACTCAGAACAGGTTCAGCAACTCCAGCAAAAGATGACACTTATGGAGATGTAACAACACCTGTAACAACATCAAGAAGAGCTATAGATACTGGTTATCCAAAAGTAAGTGATGGTGACGGTGATAACACAGGTTCAGGAGCAGATATCGTAACATGGAGAACAAGTTGGGAAACTGGTCATTTTAACGCAACTGGAATAATTGGTGGTTGTATTCACGTAGGTGGAGGAAGTCCAGCAAGTGGAACAAAATTATTAACACATTATAGTATCACTTCATTCGACAAAACAGCATCCGACACACTAAAAATATTCGTTAATCATACATTTACAGGAGTATAATCTCATGGCTGGAATGGCTAAAGTTTTTGAACTTTTAAACAGTATTAATCATATATTAACACCTAATCAAGGAACTAGATACCAAAGAGATTCTGGTATGAACGCTAAAATAAAAATGGGTGAAAACGTGGTGGTAAAACTTGGCTAAACGAACAGCAGGCACAGGTTGGGGTAGACACGTTAAAGTTGTAACTGTAGTTGATGATGGTACTTCTGAAGTAGGTACTAACGAGTGGAATGAAGATCTAGACAATAAAGGTATTCTTGGTTTCTCACCAGCTAATGCAACAATAACAATAGCTGGAGATGGTACATTAACACCAACAGATAGTATAGTTGTTTGTGCAGCAAACAGCAGTACATCAGATACAATTACAAAATTAACAAATACAAATACAAATGAATATGATTTCTTATACTTATTTGCAGATACAGGTGATACAATAACATTAACACATACATCAGGCACACCATCAAACGCTGGTGAAGTAGTACTTCTAGGTGAGGCAAACAAAACACTTGATGAGAAAGTTCCAACAATAATAGTTAGAAAAGGAAATTACTGGTATGAATATGGTGGATCTCCAGTTATAGCTGGTACAGGTCTGTCAAAATCTGCAGCAACTTTGTCAATTGACATGACAGATACAAACGCAATTAAAGACGAAGATAATATGTCAAGTGACAGTGCAACACACTTAGCAACACAACAATCAATTAAAGCATATGTAGATTCTCAAGTAACAGCACAGGACTTAGATACAGCAGGCGATTCTGGTACAGGTGCTATTGATTTAGACAGTCAATCATTAACAATATCAGGTGGTTCAGGTATAACTACAACTGCATCAAATCAAGCAATAACAATAGATGGTGACAATGCAACCACAAGTGCAAAAGGTGTGGCAAGTTTCAGTTCTGATAACTTTTCAGTAACAAGTGGAGCAGTAACAATCAAGGATTCAGGTGTATCAAACGATGAATTAGCAGGTTCAATTTCTAACGATAAGTTAGCAGGTTCTATTT